AGACCGGTAGATCCTGCGGGTATTTCGCGCCCCGGCCTATTTCAATTCATAAGGTTTTAAAAACCTGCTAACGCTAAAGGAGCTAAGAGCATGGTAGGCGGTAAAAGAGCACTGTTTTTCTACTGGTTCGTATACGATTTATGTGGTCAAAGTCCCAACTGTATTTTGCCTAAGTGGGCGGTGGCCTTGCGGTTCGTCTTATTTCCCCTGGACACGTTTTACCACCTTATGAGAAGTGAAAGCGGCTACGACGTTATGAGTAACACCTGGCGAATAAAAGGCCTGGTTATATCGGAGGACTTTATTCTCCGCTACCTGGCCCGCCCGGGCGCCCGTTTTGAAATCGTAGACGTGGACGCAAAGACCGGGCTTTTAACGGTTCGGGATCTTGGCCGGGTTCCGCCCCAGGGAGGGAACGTCCATGGGGCTTTTTGATCTTTCAAAGGAGCTTTTTGTCCGGCGTATGCTCCGGGTGGACGACGGGGGGACCACCCCCCAGGCCTTCCGAGTGCTTACGGACGGGGACCGCTTCCGCCTGGAGGCGCGTTTTACCTTCTGGGGCGTGTCGGCCTGGGTCCCCGCCAAGCTGTTTAAGCAACGGGCCTGCCCTATTCCGGACCTGTTCACTACCCTGGACTCCTCCCTGGTGGCCCTGCGGGCCCTTAAGCAGGAGAAAGCCCGGTTGGATGCCAGGGTCCCGTGGGAGGAGGTCCCGGAGGCCTCCTTAACCTTTGAGAAGGCGCCCGCCCCGCCGAAAAGTGAGTAGCCATGGCGAGCCAGAAGGAAGTAGCGGACCACCTGGATATCTCTACAAGCCGGGTCCGCCAGCTGATACTCAACGGAGTTATACCGGACCACAAGGGGCCAGGGGGCTACGACCTGGACGTTTGCCGCCTGGCCTATATCCGGTACCTCCGTGGCGTAAATAAGGGGACGGTCCGGAACTGGGAGGCAGAGGGGGAGGAGCTCCCAGACGATGATTACCGGGCTAAATTGGAACAAGAGAAATGGAGGCAGGCCAGGAGGGAGAACGACCTGGCGGAGGGGAACCTGGCCCCTATAGGCCTCCTCCAGGCCGCCATAAGCGCCACGGCGGCCCAAATGATGCCTATTTGTGAGTCCCTCCCCCTGGAGGCAAAGCGGAGAAACCCCAAGCTTACCGGCCGGGATATCCGCTTACTTAAAGACTCAGTGGCCAAGATGCGGAACATCTTGGGGACCATGAAAATAGACACCTCCTTAATATAAATGGGACCCCGGAGGCCAGCTCCTCTATGCTCCAGAACGTTGTGGAGGCTATCGAAAGTAGCCTTGAAGTCTTTAAAGTCCGCCCGCCTATGATGGGGCACGAATGGGCGGATAAATATTTCTATCTGTCGCCGGAGTCCTCCGGAATAGAGGGGCGGTGGGTAACCCTCCCGTATCAAAGGGCCCTGATAAACTGGATGGTGGACGACGATATAGAGGAGGTGGATTTAATCAAGTCCGCCCGGGTGGGTTATACAAAATGCCTCATTATCGCCATGGGCTACCTGATAGAGCAGAAGCGGCGCAATATCGCCGTGTGGCAGCCCACGGACGGGGACGCCCAAGACTTTTGCACGGACGAAGTGGATACCATGCTCCGGGACGTTCCGGCGGTGGGGGAGCTCCTTAAGTGCGCGGTGGGCGCCAAGAGCAAACACAACACCAATAAGAAAAAAGCCTTCCACGGGTCTACCCTAGACATAAAAGGCGGCAAGTCCGGGCGGAATTACCGGCGCATGACAAAGGACGCGGCTTTTTACGATGAAACAGACGGCTTTGACGCGGACGTGGACGGAGAGGGCAGCCCTTTTGAGCTGGGAGATACCCGCATCCAGACAAGCCCCTTTCCCAAGTCCGTGCGCGGGAGCACCCCCCGGGTAAAAAACGCCTCCCTGATAGAGGCAGCGGTAAACGCGGTAGGCCGTACCTACTACCGTTTCGTCCCCTGCCCGGCGTGCGGGGTCCTGCAGCGGCTAGAGTTTCAGCATTTAAGATGGGACGGGGACCCGGCCAACACTGTTTACGTGTGTCCCCACTGCTCCGTGGCCCACGATTATAGCGCCCTCCCCACCATGGACGCGGCGGGCCGGTGGCAATCCCTGGACGGCTATTACTACCTGGACGATTCAGATACTTTCCACGGCCCGGACGGCCTGGAGGTGGAGCGCCCCAAGAAAGTGGCCGCACATATCTGGGCGGCTTACAGCTACTTTACCCCCTGGGCCGATACGGCGGCCAAGTGGGTAGAGGCAACCAGGGAGGCGGAGCAGGGGAACAACCAGAAATTAAAGACCGTGGTAAACACCCGCCTGGGGGAAACTTTTGAAGAGCGGGGGGAAAGCATAGACGCGGAGGGATTTGCAGACCGGACGGAGGCCTACAGCCCTGATACAGGCATCCCGAACAATGTTCTAGTTATCACGGTAGGCGCGGACGTCCAGGGGGGCAAAAACCCGCGTATAGAGCTGGAATTTGTAGGCCATGGGCTGGAGAATGAAACGTGGTCCCTGGACTACGTGGTCCTCCCGGGGGACCCGGAACAGCCGCACGTCTGGGACCAGCTGGAGGAGGAGCTTAAGCGGGTCTTTACCCGGCGGGACGGGATCACCTTGAAAGTGGCCGGCGCTTTTATCGACTCCGGCTATTTGGCTACGGAGGTCTATAAGTTTACGGGCCCCCGGAGGCGCCGGAACGTCTACGCCACCAAGGGCGTTTTGACCGGGACCATGTGCAATAAGGGGACCTGGCAGGGGGACAAGAAGCACAAGGCAATCCTTCATACCGTGAACGTGGACGAAGGCAAGACAATGGTTTTCCATCGCCTGCAGAAGATTACCCAGCCTGGCCCGGGTTATTGTCATTTCCCTGACTTCTACGATCAGGACCATTTTGAAAAAATGACCAATGAGGAGAAGCGGGAGAAGCGGAGGGCAGGCCGCCTCCTGGGCCATGAGTGGGTAAAGCTTGGCCCAAATGAGCCCCTGGACTGTAGGGTCTACGCCCTGGGGGCCTTGTTCAGGATAAACCCGAACCTTAAGGCGATAAAGGCCAGGCTGATAAAGCAGGCGGAGCGCCTGCAGGAGCGGGCAGGGGAGGAGGCCGCACCGGTGGCCCCGGAAATGGCAGAGGAAGAACCAAAGACCAAGAAAGCAAAGCGCCGAAAACGGAAGGGAGCGGGGTTTGTCAATGGCTGGTGAGAGGGTATCTTATACGATAATGATAAAGCCGGAGGACCACCTTATCTATGGTGCGGAGGCTATAGGGCGGATTATAAAGAGGGACCCCCGGGAGATAGCGGACCTGGTGGAGCGGGGGGACCTGCAGGCGTGGAAGGACGGGCCTAAAGGAAAGTGGCGGGCGCTATGTGCGGACCTTATGGAGTTCAACAACAACGAAAAGAACCGGCACATGGGCGCCCGGAAGACCACCGGGGCCTAGTGTTTACTAGCCCTTATAATAGCCGCCCTGGCCTCCCGGGCGGCGTTTTCGTTCTCATATACGTGGAAACTTATTTGGCAGAGGGTCCCGTCCGTGTGCGTGTCTTTCGAGCTCTCCGGGACCCTGATAAGTCCCCCCACTTCTACTTTTCCATCGTCATAGCTGCGGACGTGAAAGCCCCACATAACCCACCCCCTAGTAGTTCAAGCCTACTCTGTGTTTTAAAGCCGCCAGGCGGCCCTCAAAGATAGCCAGGACGGCCTCCCGTTCTTCGTCCGTAGCCGGCGGCGTGGCCATGGAGGCCAGGGTCTTTTCAACGTCTACCACCGGGCAGCAATACCCATACAGCAAAGAGATATCCGGGTCCGCCTTCAAGGTGAGGAGGACGGCCCGGGCGGCCTTTATGGTTTCGCTCTCTTCCTCCTGCAGGTCCATGGGAGTAATAGTCCGCCACTCCCTGGAGTAGTAGGCGCCAATGAGGCCGAATACCTGGGGCCTTACCCCCCATAGATTGCCATTATGGATAGCCAATAGGGCGCCGTCCGATTTTCTCCGGACGATAGCCCCCCGGCCGCCCCGGCTTTCCACGATATAGTTTCCCAGCTCCGCGTCCCTTTCTTCCAAAAAGGCCCGCAATACCTCCCGTTTTGTCGTGCTCATGGTCCCTTTCTCCATGGTTTCACCCTATATCAATCTGATTTTCTTTGTCCATCATGGCGGCCACGGCGTCCCGGATAAGGGCGGCCGCGTCCGCTTGCCTATCGAGCCACCCTTTTTGATCCTTCCGCACCCTTACGGACAAGGTGACCATTGGCGACGTTTTACCAGGCTTTCTACCGCCTTTTCTACCTCTTGGAGTCTTTGTACTCTCTGGCATTTTTCGTGCTCCTTTTTAGCTGCAAGAAAGGCCGCCCCTGGGGTGGAGTACCTGCAGGGCTGGCCGGTTTTGGAGAGGAGGGGCTTTCCGTCTATGAAGGCCACGAACGGCCGGGCCATATCCCGGTGGGATCTCCAAAAGCCGCCCCGGGTCCCGCTGGCCCCTCCTACTGTGTATTCCACCCCGTCTATGGTCCGGGTCCTGGGGTTTGATAGACCCTTGGTTGTCACTTTCACGCGGTCCCCTCCACCCCGTGGTATTCGCTTAAGTGGTTCTTGAGGGCCTGCTCCTTCCTCTGGATAAAATCCCCGTAGTTCGCCAAGGCTTTGGCGGTATCTATACGGAAATAGCAGTAGCCACACCCTGGACAAAAACATTCTATCTCTGTGGTCGGGCGTGTCGTTTCGTCGTTCCAGTCTACCATTGCATCCACCTTTCTAAATGTGAGGAAAAACAACTTTAAGGCCCCGGGGACCCCGGGGCCTCCATTCTTTAAGCCTTGTACTCCGCCTCCGGGGTGAATTTCCCGTTTACATAGATCCTGGCCGGAAACTGGTTATACATGACTCCGTTTTTTGAGAAATTAAGGGTTATCTCCTGTAGTATCTCTACCCTGTCGGGCCCTCTATCCGCCCGGACCTTGAAGCGGAAACCGTCCAGCCTTTCGAGCGTGGCCCGGTCGACCTTTCCTAGTTTAGAGATTATCTTGTCCTCCCACCTGGCTATAGTGTCGGCAGCCGCCAGGGCCACCTCCTTTTGGAGGATGTCAGGGTCCAGGGAATAAACCCCACATTCTTTGTCTCTGCGTGCACTGTTCCGGAGTATCTGGCCCAGGCCGTATGGATGGCGGTATAGCCCTTTGAGCTGGGGCCCGTATTGCTCCAGGAGGAACCAGAAACGGCGTTTTGTCTGGTCTGCTATCCTGGCCTCCAGGGCGGGGGCATAGGCCCTTGTCTGCTGGCGCAGACTGTCCAGGGGGTCAACTACCGGGGCCTCCTCCACTACCGGGGCCTCCTCCACTACCGGGGCCTCCTCCGTGTACCCCCAGCGTTCGGCCATGGGGTGCCGCTTCATGTAGTCCTTGCTCCTTGCCTCTACCGTTACCCGCTCATAATCGGAGGCCTTTACGATATCATGGAAGTACCTTTCCTCTTGGATAGCGCCAAAAGCCTCTCCATCCCTGGTCATTTGGATTTTTACCGTATAGTAAGTCCCGGGGGCGGTAGCATACCCCCGGAGATACCCCTCCTCCTGGGCGGTATGAATGACGGTCTTACGGGTTACTTGCAGCCCCACCTTTCGGCCCTTGTTATCCAAAACGTAAAACTGTCTTATTTTGCTCGTTGTCTCTATAACTTCCCTTTCTGTCCGTGCCATATCGCCCCCTGGTCCGCCCCGTCCCCCCGGCCCCCGTGGCCAGAGCACAAGACAAAGCTCAATTTCAGTATACAAAAAACAAAAAAGAACACAATAAAAAAGTGTACGAAAAACAAGTTTAATTTCTTACCCCCGGTCAATATGTTTTTTGTATACTTTTTCCAGCTTTCACTGTGGGTTTTACCGTTTTTTAAAATCGGTCAAAAAATGGGGGTATAGTGGGACTCATGGAAGAACTAACGAACATACCCCCCACCCTCATGGCCGGGGACTCTGCAACCTGGCGGGCGTCCCTCCCGGATTATCCCGCGTCTGCCGGGTGGAGTCTCTCCTACGTCCTTATCAACGCTGCGGGCAAATTGACCATTGCCTCCACGGCGGACGGTGACGACCACCTTGTAAGCCTTGAATCCGCTACCACGGCCGCCTATCCCCCTGGGCGCTACGGCTATACGGCCCTCGTCTCCCTTTCCGGGGACCGTATAGCCGTGGGCAGCGGTTCCATTGAAATCCTCCCGGACGTGGCCTCCCTGGACTCTCTGGACTCCCGGACCTTTGCGGAAAAAACCCTGGACGCCCTGGAGGCGGTTATCAGTGGCAAGGCCTCTAAGGATCAGCTGCAATATGCTCTTAATGGCATGAGCCTGGCCCGCTACACCTGGGACGAATTGATAAAAGCCCGCAACTATTTCCGGGGAGAGGTGCAGAAAGAGCAGAGGGCCAAGGCGGGGAAAAAAGCAAATAAGGTCTATGTGAGGTTTAGCTAATGTTCTGGCCCTTAAAGAAACGTGCCTCCGGTGGGGTCCTGGCTATCAGTCCCTCCGCATCCTTGCAGGTAGCGGACCCCTCCGCCCAGGCCGTCCCTAATTCGCCAGCTCGTAAGCGCTCAACAGTGCACCGAATCCGCGCCTATGCGGCCGCCGTGGCCAACCGGCTTACGTCCGATTGGAACGCCCCCGACACTACCGCCGATATGGAGATAGAGGTAGCCCTCCCTATCCTGCGGCAACGGGCCCGTGACCTGGAGCGGAATAACGATTATATCCGGAGGTTTTTTAATCTCCTCCTGGCCAACGTCGTGGGCCATACGGGCATAGGCCTGGAGGCCAAGACGTTGAACCCGGACGGGTCTATGGACGAATACGCCAACCGCCTGATAGAGGAAGCGTGGCAGGAGTGGGGGGAGGTGGGGTCCTGTACTGTTTGCGGGCGCTACTCCTTCCTGGATGTGCTCATGCTCTGCTTACGGTCTGTGGCGAGAGACGGGGAGGTCCTGGTCTATATGCCACCCTCCTGGCGTGGAAATGATGCCGGTTTTGCGCTGCAGCTCATAGAGGCGGACCACCTGGATATCCGATACAACGCGGATCTTGCGAACGGAAATATTATCCGCATGGGGGTGGAAATGGACCCCTGGCGCCGTGCGATTGCCTACCACATTTTGACCAGGCACCCGGCGGACCACGGGGGTTATACCAAGGGATCGGACCGCGTCCGCGTCCTTGCGGAGTATATCATCCATTTCCGCAAGCCTGAACGAGTGGACGAAACCCGGAGCGCCCCCTGGATAACCTGTTCCGCTGCAAGAATCCGGCAGATAACGGCGGCAGAGGAGGCGGAGGTAGTGGCCTGGAGGATCGCCGCCAGTAAGATGGGCTTTTACATCCCCGGGGACGATCCAAATTATGACGGGGACGACGAAGCGGACGACGGAAACCCGATACAGGAAGCGGAACCCGGGGTTTTTGAGCTCTTAAAGAGCGGCTGGGACTTCAAGGAATGGAACCCGGACAAGCCCTCCTCTACCGTTGAAAGCTTCTTAAAGGCGGAGCTGCGGGGCGTGGCCTCCGGGCTAAACGTGTCCTATACCAGCCTATCCAATAACCTGGAGGGTGTGTCCTTCTCCTCTATTCGCTCCGGGGAGATATCGGACCGGGATAACTGGCGAGTCCTGCAGACCTTGATAATTCAACACCTATGCCACCCGATTTATAAACAGTGGCTTAAGACGGTCCTTACCACCGGATATCTGGCCCTGTCGCCGTCCCGTTACAGAAAATATTTGCGGGTAACCTGGCGCCCCCGTGGCTGGGAGTGGGTAGACCCGCAAGCGGAGTCCACGGCGGCAGAGAATGACGTCCGCCTGGGCGTGGCCTCCCTCTTCGATGTGGCCGCAAAGCATGGCCGGGATCTTGAGGAAGTTTTTGCGGCCAATGAGCAGGCCATAAAACTGGCTAAAAAATACAATCTTGAATTGGAGGTATTTAAGCCTAAAACCAATGCAGCGGGGGCGACAAAACCGGCCCCTGCAAAGGAGTGAACCGGCCATGGAAAAGAGCATCCAAGAGCTAATCCTCCGGCTTAATTCGGACGCCCCCCTTACCCGTGAGTTTACCGTGGTACGTGAGGGGATCGACGAAGAAAAGCGGACCGTGGAGATAGCTTTTTCCAGTGAGGAACCATACCGCCGGTGGTTCGGTGACGAAATCCTGGGCCATGCGGACGGTGAGGTTATCATGGACTTTATGGCGTCCGGGCGGGCCCCCCTCCTGGATAGCCACGACCACGGGCGCCAGCTTGGCGTCATTGAATCCGCAAGGATAGACCCGGACCGTAGAGGCCGGGCGGTGGTCCGATTTAGCAGAAACCCGGCAGCCGACGAAGTTTTTAAAGACATTCTGGACGGTATCAAGGGAAACATTTCTGTAGGGTATCGCGTCCTTGACATGGTCTTGCAAGAGTCCAGCGATGAAAAAGGCGATACTTACCGCGTAACCAGCTGGCAGCCCTTGGAGGCCAGCGTAGTATCAATCCCGGCGGACACCTCTGTGGGTGTTGGTCGATCAGCTGAAACCCCTTTACAACGAGGTGTAGAAATGCCTAACGAGAACAAACCCGCAACCACCCCGGAGGCTGTCGACCCCGTAGCTATCCGGAACGAAACCCGCGCCGCCGAGGTGCTCCGAATCCGTGAAATTTCCGCCCTGGGCAAAATGCACGGCTATGAGGAGGCAGCGGAAAAAGCCATTGCAGAGGATAAGACCCTGGACCAGTTCCGGGCTTATGTTCTGGAGGCCCTGGGCAAGAAAGGCCTTACCCCTGTAGACGTCCCGGACGCTTCCGTGGGCCTCTCCGAGAAGGAAACCAAGGCCTTTTCCTTTGTACGTGCTTTCCGCGCCCTGGCTAACCCGACGGATCGCCGGGCCCAGGAGGAGGCGGCTTTTGAATTCGAGGCCTCCGAGGCCGTCTCTAAGGTCCTGCAGCGTACCGCCCAGGGTATCATGGTCCCGCTCGAGGTCATGAAGCGTGACCTTGTGGTAGGAACCCCGACTGCCGGCGGTAACCTGGTGGCCACTAATCTGTTGGCCGGGTCCTTTATTGACATGCTACGAAACGCCATGGCCCTGGTTCGCATGGGTACCACCACCCTTACCGGCCTGGTGGGAGATATCGCTATCCCGCGCCAGACCGGAGGAGCTACCGCTTACTGGGTAGCTGAATCCGGGGACCCCACCGAGTCCCAACAGGCCTTTGACCAAGTAGGTATGACCCCTAAAACTGTTGGCGCTTTTACCGATATCTCCCGCAAGCTCCTTAAACAGAGCTCCATTGACGTGGAGAATTTTGTCCGTGGGGACCTTGCCCGGGCTCTTGCCCTGGCCATTGACCTGGCGGGTATTACGGGGAGCGGATCCAACAACCAGCCCACCGGCGTGCTTAACACAAGCGGGATCGGCCTTGTAGTTGGCGGCGATAACGGCGCCGCTCCTGAATGGGCCGACGTGGTAGGCCTGTGGTCCCAGGTGGCCCAGGATAATGCGGCTTTCGGTAGCCTGGGCTTTTTGACAAATACCTCCGTTATTGGCAAGCTCATGACCACCGAGAAGGCCACCGGGACCGCCCAGTTTGTTTGTAAGGACTTTCCGGACGCCCAGGGCATGACCAGCCTTGCCGGGTCCCGCTGCGGCGTTTCTAACCAGGTACCGGCGAACCTTACCAAGGGGACTGCGGACTCTATTTGCTCCGCCATTCTTTACGGAAACTGGGCGGACCTTATCGTGGGCATGTGGGGCACCCTGGACCTTACCGTGGACCCCTACTCTTTGAGCACTCAGGGCGCCGTCCGAATTGTCGCCCTGCAGGATGTAGACGTAGCCGTCCGGCACCCGGAAAGCTTTGCAGCAATGAAAGACGCCTTGACCGCGTAAACAATGAACCAGGGGGCGGTGGACAGCCGCCTCCTTTACCTTTAAGGGGGTAACCAATGGCAGAAGCAACACGAAAAATCGAAATCACCCGGGCCACTGTTTGCGATGGTAAGGACGTCATGAAGGGCGACGTGGTAACCACTTCCGAACGTGTGGCCAAGGCCCTCATGGGCACGGGGAAAGCGGTACCGGCCGGCCTGCAGAAGAAAGAAAGCCCCAAGGGCAAGGGCAGCGCTAAAGGAAAAGTGGGTGCCGAGGGGGACGGAGGCAAGAAAGAGGGCGGTGAAATCGGATGATAACCGGGGACGAAATCCTGGACTCCGCTTTTGACGACTTCGGGGAGGAGGCCCTGGTAAACGGGGTCCCCGCTCTGGCCAGTGGGGCCCCTTTCCGTGTTATTCCCCAGATCGACGGGCGGACGGTCCTTGTAGGTGAATTTGTGGAGCATACGGGGCCGCAAGCTTTGTCCCGGCCCTCTCATGTAGCCGCCATTAACCTAGCCGCCGGTAACGATGGGGACGTTATAACAATTTCGGAGGGGGCTTTCCGCGTCCTGTCGATCAATCCGGAGGCCTCCGGGCTTGCCGTCCTATCTCTGGAGCGTACCGCGTGAGAAAAGAACTTGTGGCCTCAATAAAGGCCGCCCTGGTGGCCTCAGGGGCCTTTTCCAAAGTAACCGGCCTGGGAGCAGAAAAACCCACTTACCCCTTGGTCCGGGTGTATATCCCCGGGTCTAAGGATGAAAACCTGGACAATAGCCCCCAGGTCCGCCTGGATATGCGGGTGGCTGTCCAGATTGAAACCAACCTGGAGACGGACGCAAACGGCGACACCTTAGACGGTCCGCTTTATGACCTGGTGGACTCCGTTTTCTCTACCCTCCAGAACATTGTCCCCCCGGGTATTAAGTGCGGGGTCCAGCCCCTTGCGGTCTTGGACTCTCCGGGCCTGGGGGCTTTTAACCAGGAAGGCCCTACGGTCTACCTCCTGCAGGTGGCGACAAGGGTAATCCCGGCCACTTTTTCTTTAAATGAGGTGTAACGATGAAACCCGAACAACAGGGCATTATTGCCGGTGGCGACGTTTATTTTGACTTTTTGACGGACGCCGGGGCCTCTCAGGGGTTCGCCCTGGTGGGCAACGTAACTAAATTTATCCCCAAGGTAGAGACGGAAACCATAGAGAGTAAGCTTAACGGCCGGGACACCCTGGGCCAGACCGGCGACTCCTACACCCGGATAACCGCCTCCACCCTTTCGTTTTCTCTCAACCGGTATAATCCGGATATCGTGGCGGCCTTTTGGGCCGGTTCTGCGGTGGATATCACGGCGGCAGCGGGAACATTTACCGCCTCAGTAACCACCATCCTGGACAAATGGGTCCCGTTCGGCCGATATGACGCCGGTACATGCGTCGTAAAAGACGATGGAGATACCACCACGTATGTCTTGGGTGAGGACTACGAGCTCAATCTCCGCCTTGGCCTTATCAAGGTCCTGTCCACCGGGGCTATTGCGGAAAGTGACGTCCTCCACCTCTCTGGGGATACTGTGGCGTCTTCCGGGTCCAAGATCACCGGCGCCACTAAGCCGATTATCAACGTGGGCGTCATTGTCGACGGTAAAAATTACGTGAACGGAGAGGACCTTAAGCTCCAGGTATGGCGGGCGCAAATCCGGTCCACTACGGATTTTGACTTGCTGAACCAGGCGGGCTTTCCGGAACTGGAATTTTCCGGGACCATGGTAACGCCCTCCGGGAAATCCTGGCCTTTTGAGATGCTGTAAACCGTAAACATCAACTAGAAAGGGAAAAGTAACATGCAGAAAACCAAGAATGTAACGGTGGGAACGCCGGAAAAAACTTTCCTCCTCCGGGAGCTGTCGGTCCGGGTTATTTGGGACCTGGTCAACAACAAAGAAAAGGACTCTATGGCTAAAATGCAGGATCTTTTACGCCTGGCGTGTCCGGATCTTACCCCGGAGGTCCTTATAGACCTCTATCCCTCCGAAATTGAGGAGCTCTGGGCGGGCTTTGAGGAGGTAAACTCCGCTTTTTTGGGGGTAGCCCGTCTCATGGGCCTGGACAAGGCTATAATCCAGGTAGTCCGGGAGGCGGTCTTACAGGTGGTGACCTCGACGGGTTCAATCGTTCAATCTGCTATCTTATCCAAAATGGCCACGGGCCAATAGTCTGGGAGTATGGCTATGGGTTTTTCCTAACAGCCTGCAAGCTCCTATCCGGAGAGTAAGGAACAATGGCCAGCGATTCGCAAAATATTATTCAGGTAATTTTAACGGCGGTCGACAAAGGCCTCTCTACCGGGTTAAACAAAGCGGTAGGGTCCCTCCGTGGCCTTACTGACCAGTCCGCCAACACTGTAACCAGCCTTAAAGGCCTGGCCGCCTCTATGGGGGCCACGGTTTCCGCTGCGGCGGGCCTCTCCAAGCTGGTTTCCGTTTCCCGGGAATTTGACAAGATCAATGCCGGGCTAATCACCGCCACCGGGTCCACTGAACGGGCCCAGGTGGCCTTTTCCGCCATTCAAGACTTTGCCACCAAGACCCCTTACGACCTGGAGCAAGTCTCCGGCGCCTTTACCAAGCTGGTAAACTACGGCCTGGACCCCTCCGAAAAAGCGCTAACCAGCTACGGCAATACCTCCGCATCCCTGGGCAAGTCCCTGGGCGATATGGTGGAAGCGGTGGCGGACGCGGCCACCGGGGAGTTTGAGCGCCTAAAGGAGTTCGGTATTAAGGCCAGCTCCGAGGGCGACAAGGTAAGCTTTACTTTTCGTGGCATCACCACGACCGTGGGGAAAAACTCCAAAGAGATAGAGGACTACCTCATAAAACTAGGGGAAACGAATTTCGGGGACGCCATGGCCAACCGAATGAAGACCCTCGACGGCGCCCTCTCCAACCTGGGGGACGAATGGAATAAGGTTTTTCTCAACATATCCAACGCTGGTGTAGGCGACATTATAGCGGACGGCGTCCGTATCGCTATAGGCGCCCTGGAGGAGCTCAACGCCATGATATCGTCCGGGGAGCTGGAGGGCTACCTCCGGGCCATTGTTACCCAGTTCGGGGGCTGGGGGGACGATATAAAGAAAACCGTGGACATTGTCTCCGGCTGGTGGCTGGAGTTTACGGAGGGTCTGGGGGAGGAAGGGTCCGCCATGGTGGAGGAGCTCATTAACTCCTTTGCCCGCTTCCCGGAAAACGTCCGGGCCTTTATTGGTATAATGGTGGTCCAGGTGGCCGCCGGGTTCGATAAGGCGGCGGCCTATGCCAGGGCGTTTAAGAATGGCATAGCCGCTATTTTCAACGGCCAGACGTTCGCCGGGGTGGGGGCCTCCCTAGAGCGGGAGCTTAAGGTCATAGACGACGCAAGGACCGCTTCTGTAGTTTCCATCCTGGACCAGAGAGACGCCACGGTAAAAGCCGCCCAGGATCAGCGGACCCAGGCGAAACTGGACCGCGTGGCCTTTGAGGAAAAAGAGAAGGCCCGCAAAGCATCTAATGAGGACGCCCTGGCCCAGTTCAAAATCCAGGGGGACGCGGCGGACCAATCTACCGCCAAGTCTAAGGGGGCCGCCAGCGCTGCAAAGAAGGCGGCAGCGGAGGCCAAGAAGGCGGCAGCGGAGGCCAAAAAGCAGTACGAAGAAGAAAAGAAGATTGCAGCGGAGAAGATGCGATTTGCTTCCCAGGAGAAACTCCTGGCCCTGGAGCTCGATAAGATAGACGCCTCCACCAAGGGGTCCCGCCTGGCGCGTGCTGTTGCCCTGGCCGATATAGAACGCAAGATATCCGCCGAGAAAATATCTCTGCGAGAGCAGGAAATAGCCGCTATGAAGGCCGACGCGGCCCGGCCGGACTCAAACACAAGTGAGGCCGATATTATCCGCGCCCAGGCGGAGCTGGCAGCGCTTAAGGTGGACGCGGTTAAGCAGGAGCATTCCAACCTGGCTAACGTAGCCACCGAAAAGCTGGCGGAAACAGAGCAGGCGTGGAGAAGGGGCCAGGCCGCCGTGGAGGACTACCAGGCAGCGGTAAAGGCCGCCGGAGAGGCTGGCGTCCTTACTGCGGACGAAGTCTCCGAGCGCCTGATAGCATCCGGGGACGATCTGGGCGCCGCCCTATCCCTGGGCTTTACGCATGCCCGGGAGAGCATGCAGACGGACGCGGAGGTAATGGTTTATATCGGGGAGAACCTGGGCGAACAAATGGCGAGCAACCTTATGTCCGCCTGGGACTCTTTCGTAGATGGGTCCGCAACGGCCACGGAGGCCATGGCGGCCTTTGCCCGCTCCACCATTTCGTGGCTTGCCAAGGTCATAGCGCAACAACTGATTTTAAAGGCCCTGCAGGCGGCTATAGGCTTTTCTACCGGTGGGCCGGTAGGCATGGCCACCGGCGGGCCTGTTCAGTCTTTTGACGAAGGCGGCCAGGTACGCGGGTGGAGTCCATCCAAGACGGCGGACAATATCCCCGCATGGCTTACCGCCCGGGAGTTCGTCCACCCGGTCGACTCCGTGGACTACTACGGCCTGGCCTTTATGGAGGCAGTCCGGAGGAGACTATTCCCCCGGGATCTTGCGCGGGCCCTTGCCGGGGCTACTCTCCCGCGTGTCCCCCGGGGGACCCACCTTGCCCAGGGCGGGCAGGCCTCCGGGACCGGCGCCGTATCGGTCCGGGGCGGTGATACCAAGCTAAGAGTGGTAAACGTCCTGGATAGCAACCTGGTGGGCGATTACTTGAAAACCAACGAGGGGGAAACCGTCCTCCTTAACATTATCCGCCGGAACGGATCCACCGTCCGGACATACATAGGGGGCTAAATGTCTTTTGCAAGCGGCACCGCTAACAACTACCTGGACCTCCTGGCCGCCCTGGCCACGTTTGCGTCCGCCAACGGCTGGACGATACTCGAGCAGAGCGAGTCCAAGCTATTCATGAAGGGCACCGGCCTGGCCGGGATCGACGAAATTTATTGCGGGGTGGAGGCTTTTGACGACTCCGCCTCCGATTACTACAACTGGGAATTGTACGGGGCGTGGACGTACCGGAGTGGGCGCCCCTTCTACAATATGCCGAAATCGGCGGGTAACAATATTGCCTTTGTGTACCTGTGGAATTCCCCTATCCCTTACTGGATAGCCGCTACCCCCCGGCGCATTATCCTTGTGGCTAAAATAGGAACCGTCTTTGAAACCATCCACCTGGGGCTTTTGGACCCGGTGGGGACTGTTACACAATACCCCTACCCGCTTCTAGTGGCGGCCTGCGGGACAACGGCGGCGCAAAACTACTCCGTAACGGGAGATGGAAACCGGAATTTTTGGGCGAATTCTGGAACGTCAAACGGCCGCCTATCAATCCCCGGGGGGTATTGGTCCTCCGTGAACAGCTCCACCATACCGGTGGTGAGCACCACCTACGGCTTGAAGGATATCATTATAACGAGCGTAGACGGGGAATACTTACTCGATCAGCTTTTTTGTACGGACGCCGCCCAGGCTACTACGTTCGGGGCGATTGATGGGCTTTTCCGGGTGAGCGGCTATAACCAGGCATCAGAAAACATTATAACGGTTTCCGGCGTAAATTTCCTGGTTATCCAGGACGTTTACCGCGTGGGGGTCGGGGACTTTTGCGCCTTGAGGATGGACTAAAATATGGTAGCAACTTACAGCGATTTTATAACGAGCATAGACGTGGTGATAGAGGCCCTTTTCCTTCTTGCTACCGACAACGGATGGACCATAGACCGGCACGATACAAACAGCCGCCTGCATATAAGTAAAAGCGGCTACCATTTCGATATCTACAAGGTGAGCTCCACGGTTATGGGGATAGCGGCTTGTCAAGGGTATGACAGCGGCGCCACCTACTCCGCCCAGCCTGGTACGTCTCCGTATAAGACCAGTACCATCTATGATTACGCCGGTCCGGATAAATCTGGGTACATGCCCCGTTTTAGGGTATGCGCCTCCGGGAACTCAATGTTTATCTTCCCCGGCGTTATAGACGGTTCGAGCTATTACATACGAACCAGGGGAATGGCTTTCGGGGTCATAGAGGACGCGGATAAAATAGGCAACTGGACCGGGGGGCAATATGTCTTTGGGGCCTTTGTTGGTAACAACTCCAGCGACTTCTGGCTATTCGACAATTCCAACACAAGCCAAAGCACCGCCCTGGCAGTCTATGTAAATGGGGAGTGGGCGCCAGGGGCTAATCTAGGCCAGCCGGTAGGCCGTTTTTCCACTCTGTCCCATATTCGTGGAAAGATGCCGAATGTTTTTAACGCGGGAGTCCTGCCCACTAAATGCCCCTTGTTCGCCGCCAATATCTCTAACTCCGGCTTATACCACCCCCTGGGGTTTGTCTCTGGAATGCGGCTTGTCCGTGGGGCGGACGTCTACCTGGACGGCGATACGTTCAACATAGGCGCGGACACGTACGTGGCTTGCGGGGCTTACCAGGGGTGCGAAAGTGACAATAACGTCCAATGGGCTGTAAAGATCAGCTAAGGGAGGGAAAAAATGGGTGTTGTATCTGTTACAAGTGGCCTCCTATCTGCGGTAGTGAGCGGAGGGGAGCAGGAGCTTACCCAGCAAATGGGGGTGGGTGTTTATACCCTAAACATAGACCTGGCCAATCTGGTGGCCGGGGACTCTATCACGGTCCGGATAAAAACCCGCTGCAGGTCCACGGATGATACCCAGGTATCGCAGCTCCAGGTTTTCACGGACGCCCAGGCCCTTATAAACTGGTTTTCTCTCCCTATTCTGAACTACGACGGCGGCCTCCTGGTCCTGACCGTGGAGCAGACGGCGGGGGTAGACCGGACTTTCCCCTGGAACCTTTTAAGGGCGTAGAACCATGGCCTCCTATGAGTGGAGCATATTTTACCTTCAGGACGTTTATTACGGTCTGGGGCCGGTAATACCAGAGTTTGAGGACCTGGCGGAAAAGTCAGTAAATATTGATCTCTGGGGGGCTACCAGCCTTAACATAGCGGATCTCTATAAACACGTCTCCGAGCTGGCGGACCCTTACTCCAGCGGGGGGACTTCCGCCGATAACGCGCCCATATCTCTGGTTTCCTGGTCCGGGTCCGGCGCCTTTGTTGCCTCCGGGATGGACTACTGGCACGGGTGTCTTGATCTATTTTTGAGGTATCGCTAATGCCTATCGGGAGTATTATTGCCCCAGAGGTCTTACAGACCACCGGAATAGCTACGGCTACCACGGACCATTCAATGCAAATGTATTGCAAGGACCAGGCGCCTTACCGGAACGTGGGATATGTGACCAAGGAGGCCTATTTTGACCTCTACTTGTGGAACGGTGGGGACTCCGATACGGTCCTTTCCAATATCCTCTATGATGGGGCTTTTGAGGGGATCTCCATATCCGTGCCCCTCCCGGTGGTAATCCCCTCCAGGAGCTCTAAGCGGGTCCTGGTAACGGTCACCCTGGACGGCCCGGTGGAGTACCTGGCACTTTTCCAGTTCATTGCCGCTTGTGGTTTCAATCCGTCTTTTTCCGTAGAGGGGACCAGGGCGCCCCAGCTCGCTACCGACGTGGGCTATTTGGTTTTCCCGCACGACTGGGAAAAAGGCCTGGACGAAACCCTTACCTGGAAAACGGACGTAATGGTGGCCGTGGATAGGACGGAGCAACGGGTCCAGCTGCGGAGCATGCCCAGGAGGACCTGGGACCTTAAGATTCTTACCTCTGGAGACGCCCGGCGCAAGCTGGAAACCTATATGGGGATGGGAAAGGCCCGGCGCTTCCTGGTCCCCATTTGGCGGGATCTTGCTAAGACCACCGGGGCGATACAGGAGGGGGAAATCCTGGCGCCGGTGGCCGACGTAACGGACAATCTACTCCAGGGGACGCCGGTAGTAATCTGGGACGCCTTTAACCACTTTGAAGTCCGGGAGGTGGTGAGCGCCCAGGCCGGTTATTTCACGGTAGACGCCCCTTTTGCCTACTCCTGGCCAGCCGGGACCCTGATAGCCCCGGCCCGGTATTGCTTCTCTTTTGAAACCAGGAGGGCCCAGCGGTTCACCGAGGACGTGGGAATCTATACCCTGCGGGTCCTGGCAGACGACGATGCATGGAACCCCATTTCAGGGTCCCCAGAGTATTACAAGACCGTGGAGGTATGCCCCTTTATCCCCAGCTGGGAGGGAGCGGAGGAGACGCTAGATAACAAGTGGACTGTTCTCGATAACGATACCGGGGTCCTGGAGTTCGAGGTCCATACAGAGGAGGCGGTCCGGGGGCGCCCTGCCCGGTTCTTGCTTACCTCCAGGGAGGCTATTTACGCCTTTATGACCTTCCTCTCCAGGAGGGCCGGAAAGCTTACTCCCTTCTGGCTTGCGGCTACTGACCGGGGCGTCTCCCTGGCCGTGGGGAGCGCTGCGGACTCCTCCACGGTGACCATTCAGCCGATAGATTATGAGTTTGTTTTGTCCGAATCTAACGCCCGCAAGTACCTGGAGTTCATCACCACGGACGGGACGGTTATACGCCGGAGCATTACCTCCGTGGAAACCCTGCCCTCCGGCTTGGAAGTCCTTACCCTGGACGACCCCCTGGGCGTGGAGATATCCGACGAAAACCTGAATAGGTGTACCTGGTTTGAGCTGGTCCGCCTTGATGCCGACGAAATTTTATTGCACTGGGTTTCCCAGGACTGCCTGGAGGTCCTTACCTCCATAATGGTGCTACCATGAGTTATGACGCCTTAGAATCTTCCGATTATTCCGGCCACCCTTTAGAGCTCTACCGGTTCGCCCTGGGCAATAAGCTTTGGCTCTTTACCAGTGCGGACCATTCAGTAGCCTACGGGGAGGACACCTACGTCCCGGTCTACATAAAGCGGACCGGCTTTACCAAGGGCGGGGACGCTAAGAAGGCCAACCTTGACGTGGAGGTAAAAGGGTCCAACTCTGTGGCCCTCCCATTCCGTGACGGGTGGCTATCCGGAATAATGACCATTTCGATCTTTCGCCACCATAAGGACGATGTGGACTTTTCCTTGTTCTGGAAAGGCCGGGTTACCTCCTGCAGGTGGACCGGCGCGGTAGCCACCTTGCAGACGGAAAGCGCCTCCACCATGTTTACCCGCCCCGGCCTCCGGCGAAAGTATCAGGTAGGCTGTCCGCATGCCCACTATGGGCCAGCCTGCGGCCTTAATATGGACGACTGGAAAGTAACGGCCGCCGTCTCCGCTGTGGAGGGCAAGGTCCTGACCCTTGCAGGGATAGGCGCCTATTCGTCCGGGTACTTCCTTGGGGGCATGCTCCAGCGGGGGGACGACCTCCGCATGATAGTGGCCCACGGGGCTGGAGTGGTAACCCTGGTGGACTCAATCTCGGACCTGGCGGAAGAAGACGACGTTTACCTCTGGCCTGGTTGCCCCAGGACCATGAACGCATGCCTTAACCGTTTCAATAACCTGGACAACTACGGGGGCCTCCCGTTCTTGCCCACAAAAAACCCCTTCAGCGGGGACGCCCTGGTATAAGGAGGGCCTTTATTATGTCTTATTTGCTTCTTGTAGCGTGGGTGGCTCTTATGGTGGCCTCCTATGTTCTCCGGCCGAAACCGGCCACTTTCACGTCCGCCCCTGGGACCGTGGAAGGCACTACCGTAGACTCCGCCTCCGATGTGCCCGTATTGTTCGGGACCCGCAAGCTTACCAAGACAAATTGCGTCTATTATGGGGACGTGGGGACCACTCCAATACAGTCTTGCGGTGGTGGCAAATGATGGGCCATATCTATTTTTGGCACATAAAGGCCCTGGGGTATTGTAACCGCCAGCTCCGCCCCTGGTGTAAAAGACATGGGCTGTCCTGGACCACCCTACGCAAGGAAGGCATTGACGCGGAGGAGCTCCTCCGGATTGATAGCTCCGCCATGGCAAAAGACGTGGTGGCGTTCGCAGAAAAAACCAACTGGTCCCCCGTCCCCGTGGGCGGGGAGGACGCCGGTAAGAATGGGGGGTGTGTATAATGGGAGGAGGAGGAAAAGGGAGCTCATGCTCTACTATCGGATATCGCTATTATGCGGGCCTCCATCTTATCTTTTGCCACGCCCTGGACGCCCTGCTCCAGGTGGGGGTAGGTGAAAAGGTAGCGTGGGAGGGGGAGGTCACCGAAAACACCACCTTGCAGATTAATAAGCCGGAGCTGTTCGGCGGAGACAACAGGGAGGGGGGCATCGTGGGGGCGGTAGATGTGTGCTTTGGCCTGCCTACCCAGGCGCCTAACTCTTACCTGCAAAGCATCCTTGGAACGGCTATACCGGCGTTCCGGGGGCTCTTTGGCCTGGTGGCTAACCATTGCCAGCTTTCGGCCATGAACCCCTATATAAAGCCCTGGTGGATCATGGGTAAGCGTACCGCTACCGGGTGGCACGAGGAGCTTGCAGAAATTACCGCGCCGGACGGCTATGCAGATATGAACGCCGTGCACATAATCCGGGAGGCCCTGGTCAATACAACATGGGGAGGGATGGGCTACCCGGAGGCGGATATCGACGACGACGCTTTTTATTCTGCGGCGTACATCATGAAGGAGGGCGGGACCCAGGAGGGCATAGGGCTTTCCCTCCTATGGTCTAAAAGCACCACTGTGGAGGACTTCATAGGGGCCATTTTGCAGCATATAGACGCGGTCTTGTTCTTCAGCCACGTTACCGGCCTCCTTACCATAAAGCTGGTACGCAACGACTACGCGGCGGCCCTGCTCCCGGTCCTTGACGACTCCAACATAACCGAGCTGTCCGAATACACCGGGCCCGCCTCCACTGAATCCATAAACCAGCTTACGGTGGTCTGGGTAGATAGGGACAACCAGGCCCGGGCAAATACCGTGCACGATATCGCCGGGCTTTCCCGCGCCCAGGGGCAAACCATACCCACCACCATGGAGTTTCCCGGGATTACCAACGAGCGGGCCGCCCTCATGATTGCCGCCCGTGAGATGCAGCAACTATGCGTCCCCTTGTCTTCTTGCACGTTGGTTATGAACCGGAAAAACTGGGACCTCGAGCCCGGGGACTGCTTTACGTTCAACTGGCCGCCGGTAGGCATAGAGGGAATGGTAATGCGGGTAACTTCCATAGACCTGGGTTTGCATACGGACGGCCAGCTCCGCGTAAAGGCCGCCCGGGACGTTTACGGCCTGGGTCCTGTCGCCCTGGTCGAACCTGCAGAAAGCCTATGGACGGACCCCATAAGCGCCCCCGCTGCGGCAGCCCTGCGCCGTCTGGATGAAATCACATACTGGCAATTCGTCCGGATATACGGGGAGGGCTCCTCCGTCCTGGGAGAGCTGGACGACAGCTCCACTTTTCTTACTTGCTTCTGTGGCCGGCCTAGTTCGGATGCCATTAATTATGAAATGTGGGACAAGAACTCCGGCGCGGCTACCTATGAGAAAAAAGATACGGACTCTTTCCCCTTTGTCGGTACGGTGGCGGTGGCCCTGGACCCGGAGGTCTACTCCTCAATCCAGCTGCAGGAGAATTTCATAGACACGAACCTGGTTAAGGTGGGGATGTACGCGGACCTTGACGGGGAGCTTGTTTCCGTGACTTCCATTGATACGGTAAACGTGGTGGTGGGGGTAAAACGGGGAATACTCGATACAGTCCCGGTGGCCCACCCCATAGGGACCCCTATTTGGTTCCACCAAGACCTTTTCGGCCTGGACCAGACGGAGCGGGCTGACGGCGAGCAGGTAGACGTCAAAATGCTCCCCTCCACGTCCCAGGGGCGCCTGGAGATAGACTCCGCGCCGGTAGATACCAAGACCCTAGAGGGCCGAATGATGCGGCCCTATGCCCCTGGAAACGTCCAGGTAGGGGGCGAGCGGTGGCCGTCCACCATAGGGGAAATGGACGACCTGGTTCTAACCTGGTCCCACCGGGATAGAACCTTACAGACCGTCTCTTTTGTTGGCCAGGATGAAACCGACATAGGGCCGGAGGCTGGGGTAACCTATACTTTGAGGATTTACGGAGAAACTAACGACTTACTCCGGACCATTACCGGGATAACGGATAATTTTTACACATATTTGAACGGTACGGAGATAGCAGATAGCAGCATTCCAGAGGGCGGTTTTTATCACGTCCACCCCACAATAACGAACCCGGGCGCGGAGTCTGGGACCACCGGGTGGACCAACGAGGCCGGAGGCATCGCGGTTATGGCGGGGGGCCATTCCGGCAGTTATCACTTTTACGGGGGTACGTCCGGGACCACCATAGCCCGCCAGCGTTTCGACCTGGTAGCCCTGGGGGTAACGGCGGACGCCCTGGACGGCGGCGGCGTGGTGGCCAAGGTGGAGTGGTACAGCAATAGCTACTCTGGGGACGCGGACTCCGATGCTATGGGCCTCCGTCCCCTGGACGCCAGCTCAACCAACCTGGGGGAGTCCTACTCCGCCCTATATAATGACTCCACATGGACCTTGCGGTCCCATGAGATAACACTACCCACGGGAACCCGCTACCTTGACGCCCTCATGAAGATGGTTCGCTCTGGTGGAACGAACAACGACGGCTATATTGACGATATTTTTATAACCTTGATAGTCCCAACCGCTTACCGGCTTAATACCTCCCTCCGTTTTGAACTTGAAGCGGTCCGGGGGTCCCTGGTAAGCTTTAACAAATGGGATTTAACCGTAACCAGGAGCTAACCTTATGCCGACGATTGAAATCAGCGACAAAGCAATTGAAACGGTGGGGGCTCTGGCCTCTCATATTGCCGCCACTCTGGATAAGATATCCGATAAGGTGGGGGCGCCCCAGACCTACACCCTAACAGGGGCGGCGGACTGGCCCCTCCTTATGGCAGTAGGCGGCCTCCTCCTGGCGGCAATATGCGCCATGTGGGCGGACCTGCGGGGGGCTATGAGAGACTCCAGGACGGACTGGAAAACGGAGCTGGCGCAGTATAAAAAGGAAAACGAAAAGGATATTAATGCTCTGTGGGACGAACACCGGCGATGTAAGCAAGAGCGGAAATGTCCTCCCCCTCTAATCGTGGAAAGGACCCATGACAACTAAAATTGTAATTCTGGCAGTATTGACGGCGGTAGTTTTGACCCTTGGGGGCCGGGCGTCTTACCTTTATTTCCACTGTAAGACGCCCCCTAACCGGTGGGATTTTATCCCCCCGTGGCCCCCGTGTGACCCGGACGCGGAAAGGAAGATGGAGGAGTTTATCAAGGAGCACCCTGGCGGGGTCCTTTCAAAGGGAGTGCAAGCGCTCCCAGGAACCTGCGGAGGGTAACTTGTCTAAAAGGTGGTCCCTGGGCTTATCTGCAAGGCCCAGGTATTCGCTTGAACCGCTACGGGCGCCCACGGACCCCTTGGCGCCGCCTACTTTGCCGGGCTTACTTGTTTGGTGGGTCCGGCTTACTTTTGCCAGGACTTTTGGGTGGTCCAGGCCGTGCTTTCTAATCCTCTGGTAAATCCTATTGCGGACGGCGCCCGTTATGGCCGCCAGGTCCTCCGCTGTGTACCACTGGCCATCGTCTCCCAGGTAAAAAGTAACCTCCCGGATAGACTCTAGACACCTTACTTTTTTACTGGCCAGGAGGCGGGTAAGCTTCTCTCCCTTCTTCGTGTTCATAGGGACTGTCGTTACCGCCGGGCCTTCAAGCGCCCCGTCTCCCATGGACCACTTACCCTTGGGCTTAAAAAGATCGTCGTTTATTCTTTGGGGGCGTTTTGACCTATTCCACCGGTCCCAGATAAGCGCCGGGTCGCACCCTTTTTTCTTAGACAACCAGGCCAGGCAGGCCCACCGGCCGGTGGGTTCATGGAAAACCCGGACGTGGGGAAATTTTTCTGTACGTTCTGCTATCTCTGTATTATCCATTTTACCCTATCCCGTGAGTATCTATGGCCCGTAGTATCTTGCGCCATAGCGTTTTTTGTCCTTCCTCCCACTGGTCTTGATCCATGCAGTAAGGCCACTTTTTCTTGGCCTCCACGTCCAGCCAGGGGACCATTCTCTCCACCTCTGTGGGGGATAGTTTCCTATCCCCTATCGTTATTTCCATGGGCTACCTGTAGAAATGCTCCACAAGGGCTTTAATGACGACACCGGCGCAACTAAGGACCGCACCGGCTACCAGGGCCTCCGCCGTGCTGCAGGCCGCACATTTAAGCCCCCGGGTCCGAACCATGCCGATAAAGTAACCAAGGACTCCGCACGCCATGTAAATAATCGCCGCTCTCATAGCCTACCCTCCTGTCATGTTCTCCCGAACCACCCGGGGAGCGCTTCATGGTTTTTTATGGACTTGTAATAGCTGTACTGCTCCCCGTTCTGGCAGCGGTAGACCAGCCACTCCTCCCCCCGCTTAAGTAGGGTGGCTAGGGCGTCCAGGGTCTTGGGACCTACCTTTCCGTCCGGGTCCAGGTCTGGGTAAAGCTTTCCGTTCCTGTTCAGCTCATTGAGGGCCCGCTGCAGGAACTTAGACCCCATGCCCTTGCCGCAATTTACGGACGCTTCAAAGAGCTCTCCCGCCACAAGGCTAGCCCCCATGGAGGTAATAACCTGGCAGCCTAAGGGGTTCCAGAACTGCAGGAGGTAGAACGCCGCCACCATATCCATAAGCGTTTTATCGTCCTGGGGCTTTCTCATGGCCCGGACCTCCCTATCCACAAGGGGCCACCCTGCCCAGTCTGGATTTTTGTTCCGGGCAATCCCGCAAAAAGTATCGCCGCCGGAGTCTCCAGGGGTGCGGGAAAATACCCGTTTTTCTATGCCCATTACCTTGTTGTATTCTTCCAAAAAGCCCACGCTTCTACCTCCTGTTTGAATTAATCTTTTCTGTATCTTTCACCCACCCACCCAGCGGCGGATATAGGGAACCCGGCAGCCCACTGGGGAACTTGTGTCATTATAGCCTTGAACTCCTCCAGACTCCTAGCGCCTATCGGGACCTCCGCTCCGGCTTCATCGTGGACATGGAGGACGATAGGAAACCCGTGGGCCTCCAGGCGGAGCATGGCCTCCACAAGGATATCTCTACAAAGAGCCTGGACGATATTCTCTGTTAGAATACCCCCGTGGAGGAACCGACGAACCCACTGTTTTGTCTCCGCGTCCACCGTCATGGCGGAAAGCTGGGACCTGACCCCCCACTTAGTTTCCCGGCTTAAGATTTTAGGGAACGGATAGAACAGACGGCGCCCGCTGGGTAGGGTGCAAGTAAGGAAAACGCGGTCCATTGCAAAAGTGACCTTTCCGTAGGTCTGGGGCGCCCCTGTTTGCACGGCTTTAATTGCGGCGGCCTCTACCCCTTTCCAAAACTTTACCGTCTCTGGCCTCGATTTTCGCCACTTCCTGACGACGTCCCCGGCCCAGGCCTCGAATACTTCATGGTCTGCAGGCATAGGCCACCGGGCAGCCCGGATGGAATCCAGGGTAGCCTGGTCCTGGGGGCTGTTATCCAGGTAGGCCTCCAGGTGTGAGAATGCCCTGGCCGGGATCTCTGCCCGCTCCCGCTCTTCAGGGGTGGGAACGTAGCCAGGCGCCCAGGAGATAGGCCCGGGGCGGTTTAGTTCCCTAAGGGCCTCCAGGGTCCACCTGGCTTTTTCCTCCTCCGGGACCTTTCCTCCAAAGCGGTCTATGGCGCCCACGCCCCCGTAGTAGCCGCAAGCAAGGTCCGCAATTTTCCCGGGGCTCTTGCGTTCCTTCTTGCTTATTTCCCGGGGGTCCTTTCCAAGGATCTTTCCGGCGGTCACCATATACATATCCGGGCCCTCTCCACGGTCATAAGCCCTATACGCATCCAGGACCCACTCCTCCCCGGCAATCCACGCCAGGCCCCGGCCCTCTATCGCGGAGAAGTCCGCCACGATAAGGTAATGGCCATGGCGGGCAATGATTACCGGCCGGATAAGGGAGGAGAGGACCGGCATGGGGTCCCCAAATTTTTCTATGAGCTGGTCCAAATTTCCGGCCCGTACCATTTCGACCGCCTCCCAGAAATTCCGGGCGTCTTCGTCTTTTTCCAGGTCGAAAATACCCCGGGGCAAGTTCTGCAGCTGCATTCCTTTACCGGTAAAGCGCCCAGTGGCCGCGCCGTGGTACATGGCGAAGCCCCGGAGGCGCCCGTCCTGGCAGGTCATACGCCGGGCGGCTTCGTATTTGGCGGTGGAGCTCTTAGCCAGGGATCGGCGGATCTCCAAGAACCGGCGGGCATGCTCCGGAAGGTCCAGCTTGAGGGCAGCCGCCACGGCCGCCTTATCCAGGGTATCAAGGTGCACGCCCTGGGCGGCCAGCCAGCTCTTACTTGCGGCCACCTGTTTAGGGGATCTTACGGCGCCGCCGGTAAGGGCCTCCAGCTCCAGGAGAAGGCGGTTTTCATACTCCCTTATCATCCGTATGGCATTGGCCACCATTCCCGTATCAATCTGGACGCCCCGGGTGTTTATGATGATATCGTGGCGGAAAACCTCCAGCTCCATGGGCGGGAGTTCTCCCAGGTAGTCCACCAGGGCGTGCTCCGCCTCCACGTCTTGCAGGCAGTAAGCGCCAAGAGCCTGCAGCTCCTCCGGAGACTCATGCCACAAAAGAAAGTTTTTGAACTCCTCCGTCCAGTGGACCATAGCGTAATAGCACATGGCCAAGAGCTTATCCTTTTTAGCGGAATGGTATGCGTTTCTAAGCCCCTGGTATTCCTGCAGGTGGCCATATTGTGCGTCTAACTGGGTCCACTCTGCTTTTCTTGGTGCCCTGGGCTTGCACATTTTGAGCATAAGAGCGTGGCCCGCCTTGTCCTTCTGTACTGGGAGGCCCAGGGCGGAGCAGGCCCCGTCTAAGCTCCTGGGCAAGGCGTACATGGCAGCCAGGGAGGAAGAACAGCGGACCTTGTGGAAGGGGATAGGGACGGCGCCATAGAGGGGGACCATTTTACAATGCCACCCTGCAAGCTCGAATTGTACGTTATGGGCTATGACCTGGTCCGCCCGCTCTATGGCATAGTTTACCGCGCCGATATCCTGGCCCGGGAACCATAGCCACGGGATAGCCCCGTCTGGCTTGAAGGCCACGCAAAGGACTTGTGTAGAGGGGTGCATCCAGTAGGGCCACGGGCCGGTCCGGTTCAGGTCGGTTACAACGGAGCTGGACTCGAAATCTATGGTTAGACGGCGCACGGTTACCCCTTATGTATGCAGATATTCAGAAGCTCCAGGGGAGGGCCCGCCCTGGTCGGGTTAAAACGCGGGAGGCCCCGGAGGGCCCCCTCTTGCGGTTTGTCCGGGTTCGTTGTTATCCGATACCGGGAAAGGTGTTTGGAGCGGTACCGGTGGGGGTCCCAGGGTAACCCGGGGCGCCTACCTGGCCGCCCGGCGCTCCCTGATAGCCCGGCGCTCCCTGATAGCCCGGCGCTCCAGGTGCCGGATAACCGGGGGCCGCACCCGCCGGAGCTCCAGGCGCTTGTCCAGGGGCGCCCTGGGCCGGGTAGCTTGGAGCGCCCTGGGCCGGGTAGCTTGGAGCGCCCGGGGCCGGGTAGCTTGGAGCGCCCGGGGCCGGATAGGCTGGGGCGCCGGTGGCCGGATAACCAGGCGCTCCTCCCCCTGCAGCTGGATAGCCCGGAGCTCCTCCAGGAGCTTGGCCAGGCGCTCCACCGGGGGCTGGGTAACCTGGAGCCCCTCCAGGAGCTTGGCCAGGTAGTCCTCCGGGGGCGGAATAGCCTGGAGCACCTCCCGGAGCTCCTGCAGCATTGTAACCAGGGGCGGCCGCCTGGACTCCGGAGAATGCCTCCTCTGCAGACATACCGCCCCCGCTTATAACTGCGTCGTCCCGCATCTTCATATAGTTGTTGAGGTAGAACTTAATCCCTACATTCCCCTCCTGCTCGTAGTTGCTGGCCACAACCTGGGCCAGGCCCCACATACCGCTGTAGAGGACGCCCTCTGCTATAACGGGCTGTTTTCTTTCGTCCAAGAGTCCGGGCTTTGTGTTGGTGGAGGCCTTTACCACCCACATACCGCCGAAATCTGGGTACTTCTCACGATTAAAATAAGTGGGGTCGGAGTCTCCGTCCCGAAAGGTGGGGTTCCTGAACCGTGGCCAGCGGTTCGGGTCGGTACCATACAGCTGGGTCATGACCTGGTTATAGGCGTCAAACATACGGTTTATTTCCGGGTCCGTCTTGGGGATCAGCATAAGGATGCTGTACTCCTCATAGGTCTGGCCGTCTTTGCTCTGCTTTTTGTCCGGCTTGAACAAGGCAGGGAAACAGGTACGATGGAGGGGGGTTATAAGGGAATCGCTGTAAACTTTTGCCATGGTATTTTATCCAATATCGTAAGGGTTAGCGACAGGGGCGACGTGTTCAAAAGCCTGCTGCGCGGAAGAAGGAAGGGCCCGGCGCCCGTCCGTATCTTTTACCACCTGGCCTTGGCCAGGAGTCTTTTTTATCAGGGGTCCCAGTATGTCTATGGTAAGCCCGTGGTCTTTGAGCGCTCCCTCCGCCTGGGCTACGGTTTTTAGTTTCTTGTTGTAGGCATGCTCCCCCACCTGGGAGTAGAGCAGGGCCTCCGCGTCCGTTTCGTTCTCCCAGGAGCGGGAACCGCGCCCGGCTACTCGCTTCCACCCGGGGATGTGCTCCCCCGCTTCAAGCCTTGTTTTTGCCTCCTCCTCTATCAGAGTAAGCAATCCACGGACTGGCTTAACGACGTCCAAAAGCTTGGACAAGGCCAGGGGGCTTAAGTTATCCAAGGGGATAGTGGCCAGCTCTGCAATGGCCAGCATTTTGCCCTTGTTCGCTTCCGGGCATGAGTCCAGGGCCAGGCAGTAGCGGCAATGGTCACCGGCTACTAGAGGGGCGTCCGGAAGGAAGCACGCCCGGAGGCCCGGGATAAGGACCTGGTCCCGCCACTGGATAACCTCCCGGGCCGGTATGCTCCAGGACCGTACTATCTGGGGGTCCGTCCCCCGCGGCTGGATGATAGTACAGTGGACGTCCGTATGGGGAAACGGGGAGGCCTGCAGGGCCCCCACGCTATACATGAGCTCTTGGACGTTCCCCACCGGGTCCACGGCGATACGCCCATATTTTAAATCATCAACGAATAAAGGGCCGTTTGCATAAAGGGCGCCGTGGTCCATACTTCCGGAGACGCCCTCCATTATATGGACCCTATGCTCTATCATGACTTGAGAGGCCCCTGGCCAATGGGACCGGCAGACGTCCAGATATACCTGGACGCCCTCCACCATTTCCCGCGTTACCTCCCAGTAGTCCTTTTTCCTGGTGCTCCCTTCCTGCAGCATGGAAACACCGGTCTGGACCTCTACTATTTTCCGGCCCCGGTACTGCTCCGCCTGGTGGCCGTGGCGTAAACAAATTTCTCCAAGGTAATGGGCGGCGGTCCCTTCTTTTGCTTCCGGTCCTGATATGTCCGGCTTTCCCCGTTCCATCCGATAGCTGCCAGGGCAGGCCAGCCGCCTGGCCCCTTTGCTTGGGCTTGGGTCAGTATGCTGCGCCATAACGGGACCGTGCGGAGACTACCGCGTAGTAGAGGGGGACCACGTTTGCCGCCGGGATAAGCTGTTCCCCGGTAGTGGCGTCCGTGAGGCGCTCCACGCCCCCAACGGAGTGCAAGAGCCCAAGGCCTTCATCACGGGCAGCCCCTCCCAGGGCCATGAGGTCCGAAAGAACCACCCGGACGCTGTCCAGGGTAATCTGGTCCGGCGGAAGCATAGCAGGGGCGGCGGCCTGGGGAGTTCCAGGGGCACCGGCTGCAGGGCCAGGAGGAAGGCCCGGGGCGCCAGCTGCAGGAGCGCCAGGGGCGCCAGCTGCAGGAGCACCAGGGGCCTCCGGTCCCATTTTCAAAAGCATCATGTGGAGCTGTTGCCCTGTAAGCTTCTCCGTCCCCTCCACTCCACGGCGGACAAGCTCATTACGCATGATAGTTCCCTTGGGTTCCTTATAGCGGGCAGTTACCTTTTGGTCCGTGTAGGGGTTCCAGGTTTCGAGGCCGGGGACCTGGGTGCCAGCTGCAGGAGCGCCCGGGGCGGTAGCCGGAGGAGTGGCCGGAGGAGTGGCCGGAGCGGCAGCCGGGGCGGCAGCCGGGGCGGTAGCCGGAGGGGTGGATGGGGCGGCAGCCGGAGGGGTGGGGGTTTGTTCAGGGGGGTTTACCGGGGGCGCGGGAGTCCCAGGGGCGGCCACCTGATTAAGACCAGGGCCGGGGTATTCCCGCTCTACGGCGTCCGCCTGGCGCTTAATGTCCCCCGCCTGCAGCTCTGCAGCTGCGGCGCTACGTTCGGCAGCGGCGGCCATGCGCTCAAAAGCAATAACAATACGTTCAAACCCCTGTATAATTCTTTCCACTGTTTTGTCTCCTTACTGTTTTGGTTTTTGGTTCAGTTCGGTTTTACATCGCCGGGGAAAAGCTCCCCTATAACTGTACTCTCCTGGGCGTCCTTGAGTCGGTCCAGGATCTCTACCAGGGAGGGGTCCGGACTAAGGCCCAACGACTGGCCAAGAGAGGAAAGCCCCACTTGCTCCATCACGGTCTTACGGAAATCTGAAAGCCCGCGCACGGCCGTGGGGATAGTGCACGCTATGGCAGCATGGACGGCCATAAAATCGGTCTTAAGCGGGTCCTCCACAACCACATAGGCGAGAAACTGACGTCTTGCCAGGCGGTCCATGGGCATGCCTAAGAGGCCGCTGATTCTTTCGTGCATCTGCTCCAGGGTGTTACGGGCGCTTTGCGTGGCCGCCAGCTCCCCCTCCGCCAGGGGCGGGACTTCACGGGCTATACCGGCCAGGTTTTCGGCGGTCTTTAGAACCTGGCGCATCTGCTCCACGCCCATAATGGCAAGACCGGCTTGCATCGTATTGAGCATGTGAGACTGAATAACACGCTCCGAACCTGAAACGACGCTGGAGAAAAAAGCCTTGTCCTTATCGTCCTTATCAGCCGGAGTGGTGAGGAACCCGCAAACATATTCCGTCTCCAGTTCTTCATTACTCTTGGCCAGGAGGCGCTCCAGCTCCGCCTTGAATTGCTCCATTTGCTTCCGTGCTTCTTCTACTCTAATCATGGTTTCCCCTTCAAAAATTTCCGTTTACCGCCTGGTCAATAACACGCTGTTTTTTCCACACCAGGCGGAGTAAGTGGGCATCCAGGGACCCAGAAAAAACAAGGGCCTGGATAAGTACAGAACCGAGTTGTCCTATACGGTGGAGGCGGTCCTCCATTTGGTCCATGTTACCCGGGACTGGATCCAGCTCCACAAATACGCCGATTTGCGCGGCGGTTAAGGTTAAGCCCTCCCGGGCTACGTCGTTGCCAATGAAAACCCGGCAATCCGGATTTGTTTGGAACTGATAGGCCGCGCCCGCAACGTCCATACCTCCCATGGCCAGAGCGGGGCCGTATGACTTTAGCCTGGCGGCAAGGGTAAGCCCTACCTCCCGGTGGTGAAAAAACACTACGACTTTATCAACGCTGGCCAGTATGTCCTCCAGGATATCGACCGCGTAAGGGGTCTTGGCCAGGGCGAGCTCCGCCCGTACTTTTGCAAAGTCTTCAAAGCCTATCGGCGCCCCTGACTGCAGGCGGGCTACCGCTTCGTCATACCCGCCCAGGGCGTTTATTACTGCAGTCTCTCCGCCCATTACCCCACGGGGCGGCTGGATCTCGATAACCTGGTGGCGCTTAGCCGGTAGGTCCTTTAGAACGTCCTCCTTACGCCTCCGGAGCATCCCCACCCGGTCTATGAGGATGGAGTGGAGCGCCTCCAGATTAGAGGCGCCCTTGTCGTCCCAAATTTTCTTGGGCCTGGAGTCCAGTTTTCCGGTCTTCTTGTTCCTGAACTTGCAAACCTGGGTCCGGAGGTGGCCGTTACAGTAGTAGCGGGAAAACGTCATGTAGTCTATGAACTGGCCGGAGAGGGCCCAGTTTATCAGGGACCAGGCCTCCCTGGGCCTATTCTGTATAGGCGTCCCGGTGAGTAGCCACTTTGTCCACGCTTTTATACAGTTTGCTGAAACCGTACATTTTGCGTCCGGGCTCTTTATCCGGTGGGCTTCGTCCAAAATGGCTATATTGAATTCCCGGCTACATAGGTTTCCAGAAATCCGGTGGAAAATATCATAATGGGCTATCAAGATATCCGTTTCCGGGATCTTGGCCGGGGTAACAATGCCAATGGTGCGCGGGGCGGTGAGCCACTCCTTAAGCTCATAGACCCAGTTTAATACCAAGCTGTTTGGGCAGCCTATGAAGACCTTTACCCCAGGGGCGGCGCAGTTTATAGCGCTGGCCACCTGGACTGTTTTACCTAGGCCTTGCTCGTCTGCGAGCAGGGCGGCCCGCTTGTGGATCAGGTGGAGGACCCCCTCCTCCTGGTATGGGAGGAGGGTACGTCCTTGGGGTGTGGGGATTATCACTTGCTTTCTACCCAGTCAGAGGGGACCGGTACGGTACAATCGCAGAGGGGGCGCCCGGCTATTCTGGCGAGCACGCCCATGGGCCAGTGGTCCCAGTAGACTTTCCCCTGCCTGCAGTCCACGGCGACGGCCTTAGACATTCTGGCGTTTTTGGCATCGAAAGCGTACCCGGCCTCTACCAGCCATTGGAAAAGATAATGGAGCTCCCTTACCATGGCGGGCTTTTCAGCTGGGGCGCCGGTAACGGAATCGAAATACTGGCGGGTCAAAATACATACTGTTCCATCCTCATACTTTACAACAAAAGCACCGGCCAGGGTGTTGCCTAAGACTGTAAAACGCCGGTCTAAATTTCTATCATGCCATCTCATATAAAGCCCCCTGTTTTGTATTCATTTTTCCTTGGTGCCTACCCAGTCCCTACCCGAAAACCCCCGGGCGGGCCCCCTCGAAACAGCCCGAAGGGTGGGGGGACTATACCGCGTTTATTTCTCCTGGCAAGTTTAAAAAGTGTATTAGTTCACTTTTCTTGTGAATAGTTTTCTTATAGCCCCCGTATGTATTTTTGCTTGTAGACTTCACCTCACAAGTGTATAGCTCTGCCCTATGAACTTAAAAGAAATTACCTGGCGAACAGGCGAAAAGAGCAGGCTGGCAAAGGCGGCGGACATAAGCGCCACCCAGTTATCCGACATTCTAGCCGGTAGAAAAGGCATTTCCAAAACCCGGGCCAAGCTCTTGGAGGGGTGCTCCAAGGACGTACGGGGAGAGGAAAGGGTCATACCTGCAGCGGTCTGGATAGGCCTTTAAACCTGGAACCAATAAACAAGGTGGGAAATGGAATCCTTTGATTATGCCCGGGCGTTTGCTGGCGCGGGCTATGCGGTTTTCCCTTGTCGTCATTCAGACAACCCGGAGGAGGATAAGCGCCCCCTGATTAAGGACTGGCGCTCCCTCGCTACTACGGACGCCGCCCAATTGGCTACATGGGCCGCGTGCTTTCCCGGGTGTAGGTGGGGCCTGGAATGCGAAAAGTCCGGGCTGTTCATCGTAGACTGCGACCGCAAGGGCCAGGAGGACGGGGAGGCCACGCTGGCTTTACTGCAAGCCGACAAGGGCCCCCTGCCCTCCACGTACAAAGTGCGGACCCGTTCCGGCGGCGTTCACTATTACTTTGCGGGATCAGGAAAAACGACCGCCAGAGTAATAGGGCCCGGGGTCGATACGCGGAGCGTGGGGGGCTATGCAATTATTCCGGACGGCAAGGACTACCAGCCGCTAACCAGTAACCCCATATCACCGGCGCCGTCATGGATTATGGAGCTCGCCGGGAATGGACGCCAGAAGGACCGCCCAGAGGACGCGGAACTCCCGGCAGAAGGCGTAACCGTGAACCGTTCGGAGCATGTTCTGGACGCCATAGAGTACGCAAGGAAGGACGCCCCAGGGGCCAACCTGGGAGAGCGTGACAATGTTTGCTATAAAGTGGCCTGCAGGGTTAGAGACTTCGGCCTCTCCCTGGATATGGCCCTCCGTATCATGGTGGACTACTGGGCCGCCCGGGACGACGTCTATTTAACCCAAGGGGACTTTGATATCCCAGAGGTAGAGTGGAAAGTCCGGCAGGCCTACAAGTCCGCATCCAACCGCCTGGGGGAAAACCTCCCGGAGGCGGCTTTCCAGGGAATACCCGCCCGGGGAATTCTCGCTTATGACGCCGGGGACCTCATGCCCTCCGCAATCCCCAAGAGGGAGTGGCTACTGGGGACCTGGTTTATTTCCCGCTTTCTTACCGTTACTGTGGCCCCTGGTGGGACCGGTAAGTCTAATCTCTCCATAATCGAGGCCCTGGCCGTCATTACCGGCCGGAGGATCTCCGGGGACCACGTCCACGTCCCTGGGCGTGTTTGGCTTCACAACGGGGAGGACCCCCTGGACGAAATAGCCCGCCGGATATCGGCAGCGTGCCAGATCCACCAGGTAGCGCCGGAGGAGATAAAGGGAAAGTTCTTTTACACCTCCGGCCGGACCTCCCCCCTTATCCTTGTCCGTGAGCAGGGCCGCACGGTTACCAGGGACGCCTCCGCCATTGCCGCCGTAAAGGACTTTATCGTCCAGAACGCTATCAAGCTCTGGATAGTAGACCCCTTTGTAGACCTTCACGACGTAAACGAGAACGATAACGCCGCCATAAATATGGTGGCAAAAACCTTGTCACTGATAGCGGATGAAACCGGGTGTGCGGTTCATGTGGTGCACCATACCAGGAAGAAAGGAAAGGACGGCGCGGTAACGGATATGGATATGGGCCGGGGCGCCTCCGCTCTTATGTCTGCGGCCAGGATAGGTCGAAACCTTAACGTAATGACAGAGAAGGACGCCGAAAAGTTCAACCTACCTATGAGTCACCACTGGTACGTAAGGCTTGACTCCTCTAAGGCAAATCTCGCCGGGCCCAACGACCGGACCCGGTGGTTTGAAAAACTAAGCGTAGACTTACCGAATGGGGACGGGGTGGGCGTTCTTTCGCCGGTTGATCTTGAGCGGATTGCAGACCCCAACGGAAGTCTAAGGGATATGGTGATAACCCAGGTGGACTTTTCCGAGGACCGGCGCGAATCCGTAAACGAGCTGGCGAAAGGGCTTTCTGGAGCTCTTGGTCTTACACCCAGGGGGCTGGCTAAGAAGATACAAGCGACTTTTAAGGACGACTTTGTAACCGAGGACGGAAGAATTTACGGGATAACCTACGGCGATATAAGGGGCAAGAGGGCCCAGTTTATCGTCTACAAAGGCGGAATGAACGGGCAGTAAAGAACTGGAGGAACTGGAGGAACTGGAGGAACTTGTAGGAGTTCGCCCAAACAGTTCCCCCAGATTTTCTTAATGGTTTCGCACTATTAAGATTTAAGTATACATCTGGGGGAACTAGCCCTGAAAATCAGTTCCTCCAGATTTTCTTAATGATATTGGCAAAGTATACATTTAGGGCTAAAAGTGGCCTAAAAATGGCCTGTTCCTCCAGATTTATAAGCCACCGGAACCATTAAGAAATCTGGGGGAACAATTTGGGCGAACTGACCACCCCCTACGGGGGAGTGGAAAAGTTCCCCCACTTTTCCCACGCCCCTGGGGATTCGTTTTGCTGGACTGATAACCCATAAGAGCAGGAGGCTTAAACCATTGGCTAAAAAGCCGGACGTAACACCGAGGACAAGAGTAAGGGCAGCCTTGCGCCAGCTGTGGCTAAGAAGTAGGGAGAGGGCAGCCGCCTTAAAGCTGGCCGGTAACGCATGCAAGGCCTGTGGAGTTAAAGGGACCAGGAAGAAAGGGCAGGAGGTGATTTTAAACGTCCATCATGTAGAGGGGATCGACTGGGACGGCGTCATAGATTTGATTTTTGAGAGGATCTTGCAAGACCCGTCAATGTATGAGGTGCTTTGCAAGGATTGCCATAGAAGGGAGCATGAGCTCGAAAAAATAAAGGAGTTGATAGGGTAATGGAACTTAGAGAATTTGGTAACCTACTGGCCACCAGGATAACCAAAACCCAAGACGTCTTGGGTGTAAAGGAGGGGGGATACTCCTCCGGTGGTGACCGCCTTTTTAACTTTAAGGAGTCTGCAAGGCTTTCCGACGTCCCCGGCGAAACCCCGGAACAAGCTTTATGGGGTATGGCGAGAAAACACCTTGTTTGCGTTACCCTCATGGTAGCAGAAACCGCCCAGGGTAAGGCCCCCACTGTTCGATATATTGACGAACACCTGGGGGACCTCATTAACTACCTTATCCTCCTGGAGGCCCTGCTCCTGGAGAGGATCTTGAAAGGGGAGGCCGTTAAGGCGGTGGAGTCCATGGCGGCCGAACTGGTGGCCCACGCAAGCGAAAGGCCAGGCCCCGAGACTCCGGAGGACTTCCTGGTAGACGCCGGGGTGGACCCTATGCCAAAGACGCCGGTGGACAATGACCTGGAGCGGGCCCGGGCCTATGCGGAGCAGGAGCAGGCCGCCGGGCTTAAGAAAAACCCCTGTATTGCCCAGCCCCCTGTAGGTGTTTTTCAGTTTGAGCATTGAACAAATAAAGATAGACTTTACATAGGTGATTTATGAACGCTAAAGATTTTCTTACCCTCGCGGCCCTTCATGAGCCCCGGCTTGCCTCCGTCATAGGGACGGACCGGGAGGTAGAGGTAGCCAGCCTGGTGGCGTCCCTTTTGTTTGCCGCTACCGGCCAGTATGCAGCGGAGGAGGGGCTTAAAGCCCTGGCCAAAGACTCGGAAATGTCCGCTAAGTTTAAGGAGCTCCTGGAGGGTATGTACTCCACCGGCGCCCCTGCAGCGGACGGGGTGGGCTATGTTGCCCAGCTGCAGGAGGTAGAGGGCGTGGCCCTGGGGGACTCGTGGTTGTCTAAGAATGTCCGCCCGGCATGCGTCCTGCTCCTGGCCCTTACCCTCTGCATAGCGTTTTTTGTCCCCAGCATAACGCCGGAGCGCCTGGAGGTCCTGCGGGATCTTGCCTACGCGGTTTTCGGCTATTACTTCCTGGGGCGCTCCATGTTCGACAAGGGCGCCCTTTCCCTCCGGTGGCCTAAGAAGCAGTAAGGCGCCGGGCAGCGTAGAGAGGTGGCTATGATCGAGCTAAAGATTGAAGGTCTGGGAAAAGTGGAGCGCCTCCTGGCGCAGTACCCAGAGAAGGCAAAACGGGCTTGTGCGGTGGCCCTGACCCTTACCGGTAAGGAAGTAAAGAAGGCGGAACAAGCCGCAATGCGTTCCGTGTTTTCTAACCCGGTGGCCTATACCTTAAACAGCCTGCAGCTTGACCCCGCCACCTATGAAAAGCTTAAGGCGGTGGTCTGGTTCAAGAGCCCGGACCGCATGGGCGCCCATTATCTGGTCCCCCAGGTAGAGGGGGGACCGCGCCGCCTTAAGGGTTTCGAGCTGGCAATAGGTCTGGGGGAGCTTATCCCCGGGCAGGGCGCCCGCATGACGGCGGCCGGGAATATCAGCATAGGCCAGATTAGACAATTCCTTTCCGTCCTGGGCAGGGCGGAGCGTGCGGCCGGATATACGGCCAATGCCTCCACAAGGTCCAGGACCAAGAACAGAAAACAGCGGGATTATATCATCCTCCCACGGAAGCATGGCAAGCTATACCCAGGCGTCTACCAGAGGGTAAGCACTGGGCAGGCCGTCCACCCGAAAGTGAGGCGGGCAATATCGGACAAGTCCAAGGCGTACCAACGTGGTAAGCGGACTGCAGCGATACGGGCCAGGGGCCTTAAGCCTATCCTTATCAAGGGAAAGCAAGGGGGGTCAGTCCAGCCCCGCCTGGACTTCTACAAGATAGCCCGGGAGGTGCAGCGTAAGTTCTTTGCGGTAACATTCAATCGGATATTTAGACAGTACATGAAATCTTAAAGGAGCATCGAAAGGGATGGGGCAATCAATCGCGGTATTTGCTGGGGCGTGCTTCACGGTGGCCTTGGCCTTTTTCATGGGCTTTGTGCTCTGCGTGGTCACTCTTGCCCGATTGTATGGGCGGCCCATGGGCAAGGTCTGGAAGGACGGCGCCTGCATAGAGAAGGACGGCGTGGTCTATGAGCTTAAAGAGAGATATAGGATAGAGTAGGGGGCAATATGGAACAAATGGTTTTAAAAGCTGGGCTGGGCCTATGCCTGGGGGTGGAGGTCCTGGCGGTAGTGGTAGCCGCGTGGCTTATCTTCGTGAAGGGGGCGCACTACCGATACATGGCCGGAGTTCTTCTTATCTGTGCAGCACTATGGGGCGCTATCATGCTGGCAAGCGTGGAGGCGTACCTCCTTATAAAGCCTAAGACGGTAGGGGTTAGCGTATACAAAAAACGTGGGTCCTTCCAGACCGGTAGATCCTGCGGGTATTTCGCGC